GACTGACCCCCTCCCCATCCCAGCGGACATACACATCGCCGGGGCGGCTGTAGGTCAGGCCATCGAGCTGGGTTTCCGAAAGCGGGATCAGCGCCCCAACGGTGAACCGCTGCTCCAAGTCAGCGACAAATCCCGCAACAAGGTTTTTACCGACGTTGTTCGCGCCTGGATTCACCCCGTCGTAATCCACGGTGCGATGGATATACGGCCTGACGAGATTTTTACCATTTGCGGCAAGTGCCACAGCCCGCTCAAGCTTCGACCCCGAATACGTGTCACGCGCAAGCGGGTTCGCTTCATCGCTCGGGTCCATCGACCATTTGTTATAGCGGCCCAGCCGGGGGATGAATCCGTGAGGCCGGACGGGAGGAGCCCATCCCGTCTGATAAAAATTCGCGTGCCACAAGTCGACGCCAAACTCGGCGTCTGAAGTCATACCCCGGTTTGATTGCACGCCGTGCGAGCGCAGCAGTCCGCCCATGTCACTGCCGACATATCGCCCTGCGTTTTGCAAAAACTGCGAGGTCAAATAATTGCCGGTGTTGTTGACGTGGAGCGTCGCAACCAAAGCCTTGAAGTTTGCAAGTGACTGCTCGATTTGCGCGACCGTTGTAGATGCAGAGCACGCGGTCCCACCAATGGATATGTGCTGGCACACGTCCCACCCGGCGCGCGTCCAGTCAGTCCATTGCGCATCAGCCGTGTATGTCGCGTCGGTATTTGCGACGCGAGACACGACGCCGGGCCAGCCGCGCGATGCAAAGTGCGGCAAAAGATTGTCGTGATTGAGTTGATAGCCGCCGTCGCTGACAACCACGATTGCGCCGCGGTCCCACTCTTGCGAGTAGTAACGCGACAAGTAGAGGTATGTCGGAGTTGCGTTTGTCGTGTACGTAAAGCGGATTGCTCGCATTTCGAAGTCAGGATTGGTCTCATCCCAAGCGGGCGACCCAACCTTTGACACCTGCGCAAACGGATCGAGCCGCAGGGTTCGATAGACGTTGTTCCATTTTTCGGGGTACGGCCCGTTCGTGAGGCCAAACATCGAGCGCGCTGGGGTCTGGCTGTCTTCGCTCAGAACCCACAGATAGGCATTGGTCAATGCCGCATCGCCGGCCGTGAAATAAAGCCGTTTGATGTCCTCGTAGCTGTTGCACTTGATGCGCAGGCAGCTTTCGATTCCCGATTTCGGGTATGCCCCGGTCAAGTCGGGATTAATCGGGATCGTGATAATTCCGCCCGTCGTGTTTTGCGGTAGGGCGATCTTGACGACTTTCCCACCGAATTCGGTAGGCTCGTCCTCGATGGTGATTACAAAACCGGCGGTCCCAGTTGCACCGGCAATGTTGAGATTCCAGGGGTTCGCGAGAGGCCGGTGTGTCGGCAGCGGAAACAGTCTGAGCAGATCAGCTTGAGTCGGCGCGTACTTTCCGCCGACCATCGGGAGGATATTTCCAACCCCCTCATCCGAGGGGAAGGCAGAAAGCACCAACTGCTCGTTGCCGTTATCGTCGAGCTGCCCAACATAGGCGCCGGTCGTCGGGTGATAGAGCCGGCCGCCAGGGCCAACCTTCCAATTACTCATGAGCGTATCTCCTAGCTGTAGCCCTGAAACGCACGGGTGGCGTCGGTCAGTGCGTTGGGTTGATCTGTCTTGGCGCTGGCCAGCTTGGCCGCTGTGGTGGCCTGCTGCTCAGCAAGCGCGGCTTGTTGGGCTTGCGCCTGGGCTTGTGCGCGCTGCTCGCGGATGGCCTGTGCTTGGTCTGCGGGCACGACGATCTGCGGATCGAGGCCGAGGGAGTCGCTGTAAATCTCCACCCACCGATCAGCGTTAAACCGGTCCAGCACCTCGGGCTTGAACTGAGCGACGGCGCCGATGTTGCCCACAAATCGGTCAATGCTATTTGTGCCGACAGCGCGCTGCGCCTGGGCCAGCATCCCGATCAAATCCACGTTCAGCGGGCGGCCCTGCAGCTCCTCGGGCGGCGGCGGGGTAATGCCGGCGTCAATGATCGCGTCAAAGGTGTTTTCAATCAGAGGGTCAAGAAGCTCGTTTTGCAGGCGCTCAAGCACCGGGCCGAGCATGAGCAACTTCTCTTCGTGGCGCTCGGCGACTTCGGTCGCGGTCATCCGCGTGTCGGTCTGATTGGCGAGCATCAAGAACAGGTCCGCGAAGAAGCACCCGCGAATGCGGTCTCTCACATCGCGAATGTCCTCAAGCAGGTAGTTAAGATTGATCTGCGCTTCAAACGCGGACCGAATCCCGCCGTGCGGGTTGGCTGAATCGACGTAGGTGATGCCCCCGGGCAGCATCTCGACGTCACGATTCTTCATGCTCGTCGGGGCCTGCAGCGGCGGCTTGGTCTGGTAGTCGATACCCTGGGCCTTGCGCAACTGCTCATGCTGCAACTGGTTGATGTCGCCGAGCGCGGTCATCGCCGGGCTTTCCCCGTAGATGTCGCCGCCTCGCACAACCCAACGCGGGGCGAGCACCGGGAAGCGCTTGAACCCGGACTCGCGAAGGCAGTGCTGCTGATTGCCACCGATCTCGAAATAGACCGACCGCCAGGGCATATTCAGCGGATCGCTCTTGCTCGGGTCGCGGTCGGCGCGCGGCTCAATGGCGTGGATCAGCGTAATCCATGCTTCAAGGTTCCCGCGGTCGTAGAGGTTTTGCACCGTGGGGCTGCAAGCCTTGTAGCCGAACTCCTTCACGATCTGGGCGACGGTCTTCTGGAATTCGCGGTACAGCGTCGTCACGTCGCCGCGCCAGTCGGTAGTCAGCGCGTATTCGCCAGCCGTCAGCGGGTGATGATGGATCACGGACCGGAAATCGTCGGACATGATCGACACCCCCGTCCCGAACGCGCCAAGCTCTTCGTACATCGTATGCAGAGCGCGGTAGGTGTTGCTGCTCTGGAAGATCTTGAGCATCAGGCGCGACACCTGATCAAGCCACACCTTGACGGGCGGATATGCGTCGAGATCATCGTCACCAGTCGTCAGGCGAAACCACGGCCGCGCCGGGCTTGTCATGCCGGACATCATCCCCGCGGCCAGCACCGACAGCGCCTGCGTGGCGGTACTGTCGTAGATTTGGTTGTGCCGCTTGTTGCCCTTGTTGCGGTCCTGGACGAAGAAGCGCCCAGCACGCGGCAGCAGTCGAGTGCTGATCTCTTGCCAGTGCGTGAACCAGCTCGCGCGCTCGGTCTTGAGGTAGCCCCAGCGAGCAAGGTACTTGGGGCGATCAACGCTCAGATTTGACATTGATCAGCCGCCCAGAAGAGTGCTCTTGCCGAGCTGCAGCGCATTGGGATCAACGCCGCCGGGGCCGGTGAGCATGGTGCCAGACGCCCCGGCCTTGCCGGACATCAGCGCGGACGACAGCGCCCCAGCCACGTCCGGGCGCTTTTGATTGGCCTTGTTGCTGGCCTGCTCGGCAGCGTTTGCTTGATCTTCGGCGGTACGCAGCGACTGGCGCTGTGCGCTGCGCTGATCCTGGCCAGCCTTGTTGCCGGCGTAGGCCTGGTACGCGGTGCTCGCCGCCATGGTTGCAGCGACTACATATGCGGCAGTGGTGGCTCCCGACATGACATCAGTCTCCGGTAATCGTAATGGTGTTGATGGCATCCGGCGCGCGCGACATCAGCGCATCGGGCTCGGGCGTGAATTGCGCTTCGGCCGTAGCAACGTCGGTGGCGTCGGTGGCGAAAAGCATCGTCAGGTGGGTGTCTGCCATGGCAAGGAACGCTTGCTTGCGGCCTGCAGAAGCGGGCAACACGTGGCGTCCCGCGAGCTCCTGCGTGGCGTCGCCGATGGTCACTGCGGCATGGCCATCAAAGACAAGCAGCGTGGCGCGGGCGATCTCGGCGCCGGTCAGGATCACCCCGGCGGGAATGCAGATCGTCCGGGCATACAGCCCGGCGTGAATCACGTGATCGGTGGGGATATGGACTTGCGGCAGCTCGCGCACCTGGGCCTCAAGAGCACGGACACGCTCCATTGCGGCGGGCGGCGTAGCAGGGAGGATGCGGCCAAGAATGGCGAGATCGCTCACGGCCGCAGCTCCTGGAGAAACGCGCGGTTTGTCTCGCGAAATCCCTTGCTGCGCTCAAGCACGGCAGCAAGGCTGCCCCCGGTCGGAGCGCTCACCAGCAGGCCAACGGCGCCGCGCTGACGGGCAATGGATCCAGCCTCTCGCAGCAGCGCCAGGCCAGCGCCTGTTCCGCGGTGGGCCGTCGCCACGAACAGAGATTCGGTGACAGCAAGCAGTGCGCTGTAGTGCGGATTGAGGCTGACGAGGACGTGACAGAAGCCAACAAGGCTGCCGTCAAAGTACGCGCCAACCACGTGCAATGCGCCGTGATGCTCAAGGCGCGCGTATGTCAGCCACTCGGCGTTAGGCTTGGGCAGCCCCGCAATCCCGCATTCCTGGGAGTACTCGCGCAGCAAAGCATCAACGCCCGGCGCGAAACGCAGGTCGTCGATGGTGATTTGGCGGATGTCGAGAGAGCCCATGCCGCCATGGTCGCGACTTGGCAGCCAGGCACGCGCACCGATCAGGCGTAGGGGTCGTACTCCTTGCGGCTGCTGGAAACACGCAGCGCATCAAGCGGGGATTTCTTCACGACGGGGAACGCAAAGGAAATGATGCGAGAGTCCGCCCGGTTCGGAGATGGAAGGCCGCGCGCCTTCATGTCCTTCTTGCTCTCGATCTGGATTTTGCCATCGACCCTGGGCACGGTCTCCGGCGCCTGAAGCTCGTCACGCAGCATCGGATCGTCAGGGATTGCCCCGCCACTCTTGAGCCAGTCGCGTGCCTGCTTCCACATCTCGGCGCGCTTGTTCAGGCAGCCTGGGTCGGCCGATTCACCGGCAAACCATACGAGCGTCCAGTCTCGCCCAAGCCCTTGCCCGGCGGAGACGATCCCGGTGCCATAGCCGGCATCAACGAACACGGCGTCGGCCTTCTCTTCGTCTTCATACCTGGCCAGCCGCTGGGCGACGATCAGGTCATTGTCGTTCTTTGCCAGCGTGCAGAGGATTCGAAACGCCAGACCCTGGCGCAAGCTGATGACCAGCTCGTCATCACCTTCCCACGCGGGATCGCAGGTCAGGATCTTTGGCGCAAAGCTGTACTGATCGGGCCGCAGCTTTCGCCCGTATGCGCCGGTCACGTCAGCCTCGCTGATGAACTGCCGCGCCGACATGGACGGGAACATGCCGCGAACGCGAACCTTCACAAAGTCCGAATCCTCGCCGAAGTCCTCGACCCACTTTGCAATCTGCTCCTTGTTCGTGCCCTCGACCGTGCGGCTGTCGATCTGGGCGCACTTCCAGCGGTGCTTGAAACGCCGGAAGCACTCACGGAATCGCCCGGTGTTGCGCGTGGGGTTGCCGAAGGCAATCCAGATAATTTCTGTGCCCTCGTCGGTAAGCGCGCCCTCCGCCACTTCCCACACTTTATCGGCGATGGCTGACGCCTCGTCGAAGATCAGGACGATGCGCTTGCCCTTGTTGTGCAGGCCGGCGAACGCTTCGGTGTTGTGCTCGCTCCATGGTACGGCGTTGGCCCGCCAGTCTCGGCTGTGATCCGGGTCGTTGCTGGCCACGGCCGTGGCTGTTGTTGCAAACCAGTCTTTTGTCATCGACATGCGCCGCCACTTGCCGACCTCTGGCCAGGTCTTCGTGCGTAGCTGGGTGTCAGTGGTGGCCGTCACGACGACTTTGCAGTCCTCGCAGGTGCTCATGGCCCAGTCGATGATCATGCTGATGCACGCGCTGTTGTGCGTGACGATGAAGTCTGTCGCCTGGTATAGGTGGTCTTCTGCCTCAACCGTTATACACATACCATCCATCAAACCTACTGGCTCAATGCCTTCAATCCATCGAGACAAAACGCCCGACCCCG